ACCTGATGTCCCAGGCGCTGGCCTTTGACGCCTCTGCCGCGCTGGTGGCCGGCGTCAACAACACCTTCCCCGTGGTGGGCGGCGAGATCGTGGAGCTGGAATTCATGTCCGACTACGAGATCACCGGCGGATTCGTGGACATGATGCGGGTGGTGGAGCGCGCCGGCACCAGTCTGGACAGCAGCGACAAGACCCTGTTCATCGAAAATCAGACGGTTTTCCGCGCCATTGCCCGCTACGACGGCAAGCCCGCCTATGGCGAAGCCGCCGTGCTCATCAACTATCACAACACGGAGCCCGCCACCGCAAAGACCTTTGGCCGTGACGCGGCCAATACCGAGATCGGTACGCTGATCGTCACCACCGCCGCAGGCTCTGCCTCCGGCAAGACCGCCGTCACCGTAGCCGGCGCGACCTCCGGTGCGAAGCTGGTCTGCAAGGTGGCCGGCACGCCCATCGGCGTGAAAAACGGCGAGAAGCTGGGCGATGACTGGGCGGAAGTCGCCAGCGGCGGCGAGGTGAAGGCGGCCACCGGCAATTACATCACGGTGGCGGAGCTGGACGGCGACGGCCGGGCCGCAAAGGTGGGCGCGGGCACTGTTACCGCCAAGGCGTAAGGAGCGGACCATGTGCAAGGACGCGCAGCTGATGCTGCTGCAGGCGGATCTGGGACTGATGCGGATCAGCGCCAGCCAGCAGCAATATTTCACGGCGCTGCTGGCCCAGTCCGCCGCAGAGCTGCAGCGCAAGGGCATCCGCCTGCAGAACGACGCGCCGGAGGATGACACGCTGATCGCGTCGCTGGCTGCCTGGAAATACCGCGTGCGCACCCAGGCGGCCAGCCCGGCCATGCCGGAGATGATCCGCAGCGCCATCCGGGACCGGCAGCTGCACCAGGTCACCGTGCCGGAGGTGCAGGATGGTTGAGCTGAGCTATGACCGGATCCTCACGGTCTATCGGCTGGGCGCGGGCGCTTCGCCGCTGCAGCGCCGGCTGCAGGATCCCGTGGAGCACTACTACCGGGAAATGGAGGTCTACGGCGCCCGCTATGTCCAGGGCCGGCAGGTAGGGGAGACGATCACCATGATGGTGGCGATCCCCCGCATGGACTGCGACGAGCGGGTGGCGGCGGATCTGTACTGCGTCCCGGAGGACGGCAGGGTCTACCGGATCTTTCAGGCGGCCCACGGCTTCGATGCCAACGGCATGCCCATCACCACCCTGTCGCTGAGCGCGCCGGAGGGAAAGTATGAATTACTCAAAAATTGAAGCCGCGCTGGAAGCCGTCCTGCCCGGCGGCGTTTATAAGCTGAACGCGCCGGACAGCCGGGAGATCGGGACGGATCTTACCCGCTATATCGTCTGGACGCCCACCGGCTCCCGGGCGCTCTATGCCGAGGGCTGCGGCGCGGTGCGCATCGGGCAGGCTGTGGTGACGGTCTGCACCCAGACGGAGGGCGACGATCTGCCGGAGCAGGTGATCGCAGCGCTGCAGAAAGCCCGGGTGGCCGTGGGGCCGCCGGCGCAGGAGCTTGCGGAAAATGAATGCACCTGGTATACGGATATCCCCGTGGAGGTGATCTGATGGCGCAGTTTGAAACGGACAGCGCGGCCATCCGGGACATGATCCATCGGCTGAGCGCCGCCGATCTGTTTACGGAGGAATCCCAGGAGCGCATCCTGAAGGCCGGGGCGCAGCCCCTTGCCGATGCAGAGGCCCGGGCCGCCCGGGGTCGCCACCGCCGCACCGGCGTCATGGCGGAGCATGTCACCGTGGCAAAGAAGATCCGGCAGGACAAGTATGGCTATCTTTATGCGACAGTCACCGTCTCCGGCAGCGTCACCCGGGGCAAAAAGCGGAAGATCCGGACCCGCAACGCGGTGAAGGCCTTTGTCAACAACTACGGCCGCCGCAGCCGGGGAGCGATCCCGGCCAGCCATTTCTGGACGCAGGCCGCGGAAAACAGCCGCGGCCAATGCACACAAACGATGCAGGAGGAAGTCAATGCCCTCCTGAAGGAGAAAGGAGCAATTTAATGCCTCAGTTTGATTTGAGAGGGATCCGCGTTGCGGAATATACCGGCAGCAAGACCGCCGGCGACACCTACGGCACGCCGGAGACCGCCGGCGACGCCATGACGGCAAATCTGGAGCTGCGCTTCGCCGAGGGCCGGCTTTATGCCGAAAGCTCGCTGGCGGAATATCTGAAGAAGGCCACCGGCGGCACCGTGTCCATGGGCGTCAAATATCTGCCGGAGAGCGTGCAGAAGCTGCTTTACGGCTATACGGAGAAATCCCGCCAGCTCACCGGCACCCCGGCCAAAACGGTGAAAAGCCTGGTGGCCAACAAGGGCGATGTGCCCAGCTATGTTGGCGTTACCTTCTATGCGCCGGATATGATCGACGGTGTGGAGAAATACACCTGCGTGTTTGTCCGCCGGGCGCTGTTCGGCCCGCCCGGCATGGCGCTGAACACCATGGGCGAAAGCATTTCCTTTGCCACGCCCACCACCAGCGGCGAATTTCTGCCCAGCCCGGCCACGGGAGATCTCTTCGAGGTGGCCATTTTGGACAGCGAAGCGGAATGCACCGCCTGGAGCAACCTGATCTTCGGCGTTTCCGCCTGAGGCGCTTTATGGATATCAGATTGAAGACCGTTCCGCTGGAGCTTGACGGCGAGACCTACCAGCTGACCGTCAACATGAATGTGCTGGCGGAGGTGCAGGAGGGAAACGGCGGCGATCTGCAGGCTGTTTTGAGCGAAAAAGGCGTCCTCACCGGCCTTTTGGCCTTTCTTGCGGCGGCCATCAACGAAGCCGCCGACGCAAAGGGCCTGCAGAAGCGCTATACGCCCCGGCAGGTGGGCCGCCTGCTGACGCCGAAGCAGTTTTTTGCCCTGCAGAAGCCCATGATGGAGCTGGTAGCGGCGGCACTGGGGACCGGCGCGCCGGAGGATCCTCCGGAGACTGCGGAGGAAGCCGCAAAAAATCCCGAGACCACGCAGCCTTGAGCCGCGGCATCAACTTTGCGTGGTATCTCAATATCTGGATCACACATTTGCGCCTGGATGAGCAATTATTCTGGCGCACCATGACGCCGGCGCGGTGCATGGCCATTTACCGGGAGCATTTCCGGCTGGCCAGCCCGGACCGGCATCGTGCTATTCCGGAGAGCGCCGGGCCGCAGCCGTCGCTTTCACAGTTTTTTATGGGAGGAGGGCGTTAAATGTCGCAGGGCGTGATCAGTACAAAGGTCAAGCTGGACGGGGAGAAGGAATACAGGGACGCGCTTGCCGCATTGAACCGCAGCTATAAGACCTTGACGGACAAGCTGGCCTATGTGACCGAGTGCTATGCGGATAATGCCGACGGCGCCGATGCGCTGCGGTCTAAGGGCGAAGTGCTGCAGCAGCAGCTGGACAAGCAGCGGGAAAAGGTCGCGACGCTGGAAAAGGCGCTGGAAAGCGTGAACGGCGATTATGACGAATCCAGCAAGGTCGTTCAGGAATGGGAGCAGAAGCTGTTTCGTGCGAAGACGGAGAACCTCAAGCTGGAAAAGGCGCTGCGGCAGAATGAGCAGGCGCTTTCCGAAGCGGAAGACGCTACCGGCGATTATACCAAGGCGCTGAAAAATCTGGACAAAAAAACGAAGGAAGCGAACGAGGGCGTGAAGGGGCTGGGCTCCGCCCTGAAGGAGCTGGGCGGAAAGCTGGGCGTCAATGTCCCGGAGGGGGCGGAGACCCTGCTGAACAAGCTGGGCGGTCTGGATGCGGGCTTTGTGGCTTCCGCCGGGGCGGCGCTGGGTATGGCAGCCGCGCTGGCTGCGGTGGTCAAGTCGCTGTTTGACTGCACTACGGAAGCCGCCAACAACGCCGTGCAGCTCTCCCGGATCTCGGAGAGCGCCGGCCTGTCCACCACAGCTGCACAGAAGTGGGATTATGTGCTCAAGTCCGTAGGCTCCAGTCTGGAGAGCGCCAGCGGAGACCTGTCCGGCTTTCAGCAGAAGATCATGGAGGCGTCTCAAGGGGCCGGCGAATCGGCGGAGCTTTTCAAGAAGCTGGGGCTTTATGTCTGGGATGCTTCCGGAAATCTGAAGACCACGGAGCAGATGCTGCCGGAGCTGATCGAGAAGCTGCAGGGCATGAGCGACACCACCGAGCGCAACGCCATTGCCAATAAGCTGCTGGGCGGCACCGGGACGGCGCTGATCCCGATCCTGAATCAGACAGAGGATGAGCTGGAAGCGCTGATCGAGGAAAAGGAAAAGCTGGGGATCCTTTCGGAGGGCGAGATCGAAGATCTGAAGCAGACCGCGCAGGCCCAGGAGGATTTCACCAACGCGGTGGAAGCTGCGAAGAATCAGCTGGCCCAGTCCTTCGCTCCGGCGGTCACGGCGGTGTATGAAATGGCGTCGAATATCGTTTCCAAGCTTTCCAAGTGGCTGCAGGAGAGCGGTATTCTGGATTGGCTCAGCAGTCTGGTGCAGATCGTCGCGCAGATCATCAGCCGCCTGGTCAGCGTGGCGGGGGCCATCACCGGGTTTTTGAACAAGTTCAGTCTTGTCCCGGTCATGGTCAAGGCAGCGCTTGCACCGCTGAAGTTCCTGGCCGATACGCTGTCGGTCATTCTGGGCGCGGTGGAGGGCATCCTCGGCGGCGACTGGGACAGCTTCCAGGACGCGCTGAATTCCTTCGGCAAGTCGGCTGGAGACACAAATGAGACCTCTGTCGAGGACATCGAAAAGAACTATGGCCGCGGAACGGACGGCTATATCCGGTCCGGAAGCAATATTTTCAATGAGCGAACCAAACGCTGGGAGGGCAACTATTCCGTTGATAGCAGGATCCAGGGGGTCATTGAAACGGTAGATGAGCGGCCTGAGATTATCGAAGACAAGAGTACCGGTGCTACCTGGCGGCTGGTATCGTCCGCGAAAGTCGGATCTAAGGAGGCCCTTTCCAGGGCGCGAGGCTACAACGCCGCCGGCATCGATCACTGGCCGGGCGGCATGACCTGGGTGGGAGAGAACGGCCCGGAGCGGGTCTGGCTGCCGGAGGGCACGCGGATCCAGACGGCCCAGGAAAGCCGGGGCGGAGGAGATGTATTCAACATCACCATTCCTGCCAGGGATATCAAGGAGTTTAACGACATCGTCCGGATCGCGAAAAATGCGCGCCGGGCAGAAAGGATGGGGACCACTTAAATGGCAGAAAAAACGATCACCCTTTACGGCACGGCCGCGGCCGTGGTCAAAGGCTCCGCGCCGGCAACGCACTTTTCGGCCGGGGCGGAGGTAACGCTGGGGACGGCTGACGATCCGGCACTGATCGTCAAGTTTGATGCGATCCCGTCGGCATATCAGTTTTGCAGGATCCAGGAGGAATACCAGAAACTGATGGTCTATTTGTGCCATGAATCTGCACGCGCAACCTGGCCACAGGTCAATGCGTACTGCCTTCAGCAGGCAGTTGACATTGCGTCTGTAACAGATGCAGCAGCGCAGAAGAACCGTCATA